CTTCCTTTGCTGACTAAATACTGGCTAATCTCGCCATATATAACGTGCTGGAAGGAGTTCTGAGATAGCGACCTCTTGCCGCTACTCGTAATCTTGAGCTTTAACGCCCCGCCGCCATTTTCAAAGTGATCGCAAACATACCCTGATACCTCATGCAATCCTTCTGGCGACGTTATTAGTTGTTCATATGCCATTATCTTGGCTCCGTAGTTCTCTGTTAGTTGTTTCATGCTCATTAGTAGATTTCAGACTTATTGTATCTTTGCTGGATAAACTCGTCTGATTCACCCATCACATAATTGAAAGGAAACTTTTGACCGACTGGCAAATACTGGTTTGAGTTAACATCAAAATCCAACCCAACCTTACCTTCCCATCCTTCTCCATTTCGCTGCTTATCTAAAATCAATAAGGCTCCAGGCAGTTCTGCATATTCCTTTTCTTTGTCTGTCACCTTTTCGCCATCAATTAAATCCTGTCTAGCCCTTTCTCCGATTTTATTACGCCAAATGATAAACACATTATCGGCAAGGTCTGTTACTGCACCGGTCCCCTTTACATCCATTTTACCCGTTGGCTTTTCCTCGTTATCTCCCTTCCTTGAGTGGGTAACTAGAATTACGTGAGCGTTATGTTTGTTCTTAAAGTCACACAACTTATCCATGAATTCTTTTTGTGCGTCATAATCTGTCTCACCAATCCCGCACTTCATTAGCGAGTCGATAACAAACAGTTGAATTCCATACCTTCTGTTTGCGTAGCTAAATATTTCAAGCAATCTGTCCGACTTCGCCGTTCCAGTTAGCGTAAAAAGCCATAGCTTTTCATTAAAGAAGTCAAAAGCGCCTCGAATCTCATCTTCTGGTGGTAATGGGGCACAAGTAGCCTGTCTAACAAGCCTCTTAAGTAGAATGCCTGGCTTTAGCTCCATAGATGCAACACAACAACGAGCGCCCTGCCTCATTGCCTCAAGCATTAAGTGACCAACCACTTGAGACTTACCGTGACCGTTCACACCATTAACCAAGCTTATCTCTGAGTCCCTAAACTTAAAGTTATGGTTAAGACCCTCCCAAGGGCTTTGAAATAAACCTTGCTCGGTTCTGTAAAATGCATCAATCGTGTCTTGAATAAACGCACCAGCTTCCGCCAGCTCTTCTGGATCTAAAAACTTGGCAGTTTCAAGAGAGTTCCAAATCTCATCCTCTGTCACGCCAGAAAGTAAGCACTCGTTGGCGTCTTTTTTAGGCAGAGTTGCTATTCTGCATCGCTCAATACCTAGTCGCTTTGCAATCTCATAAGCCCCTTCTTGCCCTGCTTCGTCTGAGTCCATGCAAATAACAATCTCATCAAATCTATCTAGGTTGTGGAACTCTTCATCAATCCATTGCTGTTTTGCTCCCTTCCCTCCACCAAATGGAACGCTTAATGCTGGTATCTCATACTCGGCAAATGACATTGCATCAATCTCACCCTCGCAGATAATTAAAGCTCTAATATCTTTAGGGAAGCACTGCCAGCCAAAAAGACCGGCCTTTGCGTCTTTTGATGCGTTAATAATCTTTTTCCCGTTATTGCGCTCAATGCCAATAGACTTGATAAAAAAGCAACCTTCAGAGTCTATGTATGGAAAGGCGATACCAGAAACCTCTCTTTTGTTGTCATGGTCCCAAACAACACAATCAACAACCTTGAATGCGTCAATAACGGCATCTGAAATACCCCTAGTCTTTAGATATTCTCTAGATAGAGAGCCGCTAGCGCGTATCTTTGAGCGGTCTGGCTTTTTGTATTCCTTTTTTGGCTTGTTGAAATACTGCTCATCATCTTTTATACCAAGAAACTCTTTAGCCTCCTTTATTGCGTCGTGAAGCGGGATATCTCGGACTAACACCCATAAATCAAGCAAGTCTCCACCCTCTCCGCTCGCAAAGTCGGTCCACTTGTTTTTACCTGCTAGGTTTACCTTTAAGCTCTTTCCGCTCTCGCCACCAGTTGAGCCAACGCACCATTCATTTGCTTCTTTCTTGCCGTTTGGAAGTAGGTGCTTGCAAACTCTATCAACACTTGACCAAAGACGGTCTGAAATTTCTTTTACTGTAATTCTCATTTGATACCACGCATCCAATCAGGTTTTACGTAACTCTCAACGCTTTCTTGGTTTGATGCTTTCTCATCTTCCCAGCGATTGTTATTGAGGTAAGTTGCACCGTTAAGATTATCAAAACCAAACTGCTTAACTGAAATCCTTTCCTTGCAATCTGTGATTAGCATCTCAGAAAATTCTTCAATTTCTTTTATTCCTTCACGCTTAACTGCTGCCTTAAATGCTTTTAGAGCTTGAGCCTTTCCTTGCTTTTTGTGGTAGGAAATCCAAAATTTATTAAAAGCATCTTCGATGCGTTGTTCTTTCTCTTTCTTTGCTCTCTCTCTCCTCTCTCTCTCCTCTCTCTCTAGACAAGCATTTTGCTCCGATTCCTGTAGCATATTGCTAGCATATTGCTCCGGTTCCTGTATCTCATTGTTTTTGTTAGAAATTACATTTAAAAAACCTAAATCTATCAATAGCTCAATGTCAACATCATCAGTTGCGTTGATTTTGTTGCCAATCCACTTTGGGTTGTTAGGTATTTTATTCCCGGTGCGACTTGCTAGCAGCCATATCGATAACAGGTGCGCTTTGCTAGCATCAGGCAAGCATGAAAACTCGAAGTCATCAAGAAGGTGGTTATACAGCTTAATCCATGGCGGAGTTCTATCTTTGTAATGCTGGAAGTTTTCCCAATTTTTAACCTGAATATATTCCATAATTAGCCACCAATGAATTCTTCAATTGACTGCAAAACTTCATCAACATGATCTTTTTTTAATACAATGTAGGAGGGTTCAACTTGCTCTCCTACGTTAACTTCTTCAATGTAAACAAGAACAATGTCGCCGTTCTGGTTCTCATATGTGTTAATATATGGCTTTGTCATGTATAATTACCTCGATAAGTGATCATTTGCCTCGCATGACAAGCGGGGCTTTTTTTATGCTACCGCTTCTGAAAGAAGTCTATTTACCATGTTGTTAAAACTCCTACCCTCCTCTTTGGCTTTCTGTTCAAGCTTCTTTTTAAGTGACTCTGGAATCCTAACGCTAGTTGGTTTTATCTTATCGCTCATGAACACCTCTCTTTGTTGTGTGATGCCATATTAATATCATTTGTAGTCATTGTCAACTATAAAAAAGAGGCCGAAGCCTCAATTTGTCTCAATATCCGTCTAATCTTCTATCAACCAATTTACCGTTAATGCGGCCAATCTGAACTAATAGCTCTGTTTTGCTGAATCCGATTAGTTTTGATTGCTCTGCAAATCTATCTGTGATTGATTTTAAGAGCGGTAAATTTTTGGTGTCCACTTGTTTAAGTTCTTTGTTGCAACGCCTAGCAAGTGCGTTTAACGCTGCGTATTGTTGTTCTGTGATCACACTAGGCCCTCACTATAAAGCTGCTCGTTAATCCAAATCTCACCAGCGTTTGTGAACATAGCTTGAGAGTAACCTTCTTCGCTTTGCTTCATTTCTCCATAGCCCTTATCAATAAACCATTGCTGGAATACCTTGCCGCGCTTGATTGCTTTGTTGTAAACCTTTAGCTCTGTGAGAATCTTGTTTAGCCAGATGGCTGACTTTTTGTGTTTCTGTGCTACTTGTGACGCATTCATTAAAGCAGTGCGATCAACTAGGTTATCCACGAAAGCAACTTTAGGCGCTGCAAGTTCGATCTGTTTTGCTTGGTCTGCTGCTAGCTGTAATGCTTCTGCGTATGTTTGCGGTATTTGTGGGTGTTGTGATTCTTCACTTGCCAATTGTTTAATTTTTTCAAGTACGCTTCTTCGCACTGCTTTTGACTCTCGCATACCTACAAGCATCATTTGGTCTTGATTTAAATCAAATCCTTTCGCTGTATATGTTCTGTTTCTTGATGGTGATGTACATACAATATCTTTGCACGTACTTGGATCTAAATCCAACTCATCAACAACTCTGTGAAAGAATACGTTGTTTCGTATTTCTTTCTCATTGTTTTTCACTCTTGCTGGATTTATAACTTGTTCAAGAAAATCTAGACTACTCATTGTTAGCGGTTGGTTACTTGTCATTAGTTGGTTCATTTCATTAACTCCATTTCTTCAATTGCTGCTTGCTTGTCTAATGTTCCTCCGCTTATTGGTTCATCATTTAGGTAGATAAACCAAAAGCCGAAAGAGGATTGTTTAACTTCCACTTTTCTTCTCCATTACCATCTTAGGGTTTACGTGGTACGCTTTGCCGTCTTTGTCGTATAGCGTTAGCGTCCACTCTTTAAGTCGGCGGTAGTAAGTTGCCTTTGGTAGGCCGTTATATTTCTTCAATGTCTTTTACCCATACGTTTTTATTTTCAATTGCAGAATCAAGATCTTTACATGTAACTAATAACTTGAACCCTTTTTTATGCTCGCACTCACTAAAAGACACTTGCGAATAAAGCTTCTCTTGAAAAAGCAATCCAGCAAGCTGAATGTCGCTCATCCAGTGCACGTTAACCATCTTTATCCTCCTGAATGTGAATTAAGCATAGCGCTATAGCTATTTGAGGCGTTGAGCCGTACATGGTGTAATCATGACCTCCATTACTTAGGAATTGAGACGCTTTGTATTTGGTAAGCCCATGCGTGGAAATTACTTCAAAGAAAACGTTATGTTCGACGGCGATTGGCATAATGTCTGACCAGTTACTAATGTTAAAAGATCCAATGGCTTTTTTGTCAGCACAAATACCCTCGCTTGATTCCCCGTATACCTCCCAGCCTAGAGAGATCGCCAAGCACCTTGAAATGGTAATTTCATCAAGATCCTTTAAAGCCCTAATTAAGTGCATCATTTTTTACCTCGTATTTGTTAGCGTTGTTTTGAATAAACAACGTAAAATCATCATGACTTGAAATACTTCCGTAAAGGTCGCCACAGAAAAGTATTTTCATTTTATTGATAAAATCCATGTAAACGTAGTTTGGTTGTTCGCCGTGAGCTTTTTTGAATGCTGCGTAACGTGGATTTTCTATAATATCTTCCTCGTCCTCCTTGATTGCGCTTACGTATTCAATAAGCGCTTTAGCTGTTTTTGATAGGCGCTTTGCATCTTCAACGCAACGTGCTGGCGAGCTGTTTGTTTGAACATGCATTTGACCATCCCAAACGAAAACCATTGTTGAGTTTCCGCGAGCATCTACAGTTGAGTAGTATTTAGTGTTTTCGATGATTTCAATGTTTACGTTTAGCATGATGTTGATTCCGTTTATGTGTTTCGTTTCGATATGGTTATAGTATTGAAAAGCTGTACCGGTGTCTAGCTTTTTTGGACAATTATTTTAATTTATTTCAGCCGAGCAATAAAAAAGGCCGCCATCGGCAGCCCTTGCTTAGTTTAAGTCTCTGAGTTTTTTGTAGTGCCTCGCCCTTCGATTAAATATGCGCTTGATTCTCTCTAAGTATTCTATGGTGAATTTTCTTGGCTTGTTGTTTGACTCTATAGATTCGACTGCGGTTATACCGATTCTCTCTATTAGTCTGATTCTGTAGTCGACCACGTTACCTGACCTATCCCTATTGCATTTTACGCATTGCTTGTGGATGTTTAGCAGGTTGAATCTCAAGTGTGCTGCAGCGCCTCTTGAGCGATAGTGACCAGCATCCCAACCACCTGCACCACGATAACCACCAAAAACAGACACTTTACTGCAGCCGCAACTAATACATGGTTTGTTGTAATCCCTTAATCTGATGTATAGATTAACTGCAGCTTGAGCCTCTGCAGCGTAGTCATTAACCGATTTAATCTTTTTCTTCCGTTCGGCTATGTCTTTTCGTTTAATTTGCCTACCTTTTTTAACTAGCTTGTCTTTGTTGCTCACCTGGTATTCGATGTAGTGCTCTTTACTGCAGAATGCTTGAGTGCCGCGAATAAACATTGTTGCTGCAGGTTTTCTCTCCTTGCAGTAAGCGCATTTTCTCTTTGAGTTCATATAGCCTCCTTGGTTGTGGTAATTATATCGCAACGGGTATTTTGTTTTGTGAGGTTCGTCACAGTAAGTTAGTCGGCTTATGGTTATGCTTATCTCAAATCAAAGGAGGTCATATGTTTGACTTAAATCAATTAGACAAAAACACATACCAGTTATTGAAGGACGCGGCAAGACGCAATGAACTTGGAGTTTACGCTTTTATTAGCAAATTAGTTAATGATGCTGCAGCTGCTGAGTACGAAAAACAGCAAATTGAAGATGCGAGGACTGTAAATGCTTAATGTGTTCACTGACATTGAAACCCTGCCGGAGCTAAACGGTATTGATAGCTTTATTGAAAAAGCCAAGGAATCCATCAAGGTTCCGACTGGCCTGACTAAGCCGAAGCTAATTGACGCGCTTGGTTACGGTGCTGACGCTAAATATAAGACTGTAGACGAGCTAAAACAGGACTGGATTGAAAAGTTTGGAAGTGAACAGGCCAAAATTCAAGGCGAAGCCGAGTGGCTGAAAACATCTTTTGATGGTGCGAAAGGTGAAATTTGTGTGATTTCATCAGCCATAGAAGATGATGAGATATTTTCATTTAGTCAGTTAAATCAGAGCGAGGCGCAGTTGCTAAAAGAGTTCTGGGAATGGCTATCTCATTCGATTGGATCACATGAGTGGCGCTTTGTCGCCCATTACGCAAAATTTGATATCCCGTTCATATGGCATCGCAGCGTTATAAATGGTGTTAAACCGCCCGTTTACTTCAACCCTCACGCAAGACATGGTAGAGATATCTACTGCACTATGGAGGCTTGGTGTGGTTATGGCAACAGAATCTCGCTAGACAATCTTGCTAATTCTCTTGGTGTTAAGGGCAAAACAGAAGGGATGGACGGTTCGAAAGTTTATGATACATGGATCACAAAGCCAGAAGATGTGATTAGCTACTGCGAAGATGATGTGCGAGTATTACGCAGTGTTTACAATAGGATTAATTTCAATGGACATTAAAAAACTTTCAGAGCCGCTATCTATTAATGATATAGAGTTTAGGGTTCAGTCAGTAAACAATGGCGGGTACGCCACAATTCTAGCTTACAAAAACGCAAGGGTTGACCAGCAGCGCCTAGATGATGTTGTCGGACCTTTTGGCTGGAAGCGAGAGCATACCAGAGACAATAAAAACTGCATCGTTTCCATATGGGACGAGTCAAAGAAGCAATGGGTAAGCAAGGAGGATACTGGTACAGAGTCAAACGCTGAAGCTCAAAAAGGGCTGGCTAGTGATTCTTTTAAGCGGGCTTGCTTTAATTGGGGCATAGGTCGTGAGCTTTATGATTATCCACAAATAAGCATTAAGTTAAAACCAGATGAAATACAGGACAGGGGAGGCAAAAAAACAACGTCCTGGAACTTTAAACTAAAAGAGTGGCGTTGGTATGCAGAGTTTACAGGTGGTAAAATCTCATTCCTTGCAGCTAAAGACAATAACAACCAAGTGCGCTTCCAGTGGGGAGCAAGAAAAGAGGCAAAACAAAATGGCTAAAGTAGGCGTGACGCTAAAGATTGACGTAACAAAAATAGATAAATCAAAGTTATTTAAAGGTCAAAAAGGAACCTACCTCGACGCTCAGGTTTTCATTGATATTGATCAATTAGACCAGTTCGGAAATAGTGGGATGATAACCCAGGCAGTTAGCAAAGAAGATCGCGAAGCTGGACAGCAAGGCGCAATACTTGGTAACGCTAAGGTATTCTGGAAAGATCAACAGCAGGCTCAGCCGCAACAACAGAACTGGGGTCAGTATCAGCAACAGCAGAAACAGGACCAACAACAACAGCAGCAATACAACGAGCCGCCACAGGACTATGACGACTCAATTCCATTTTAATATAAGCCGCCTACGGGCGGTTTTTATTTGCCTTAAATCCAAAACCGTGACCGCCATCACATACAGATGCGCGGTCTTTTTGTATATTAAGCTCATACCAAGACAAAAGGAAAAGCAGTAATGAGCAAGTTGATTGAATTTAAAGAGGCGAATCTAGCCAAGTTAGAAAAGAAGTGGTCACAGGTAGAAAACAAAGCCGAGTACACGCCTAAGTACCATCTAGGCCGTAACGCTGGCTTTGCCCACTTCGTAGCAAGCGAGTTTGTTAACCATAACAATCAGAGTGGGGAGTATGTTAATGTGTAATTTTACTAAAGGTGAGTGGTTTATTGAAAAAGACGCTAATTGGAATGATGATTGCTGGGCAATTAGCGTTAAACGTGATTATGATGACTCTATCCACCACTGTTTTGCCGAGGTGGTTTATAAAATGGAGGGTGAAGACTCAAATCCGGAGCTTGAAGCCAACGCCCACCTAATCGCGGCGGCACCGGAGTTGTACGGATTACTAGAAGAAATGGCTGATTATGATGAATGCCAACGATTCAAAAAACAAATCAACCAACTACTATCAAAAGCACGAGGTGAGTATGTCTAACCTAATCACAAGCAAATACCCGCCAGTTAACGGCAATATCTGCGAGCAGTTTGTAGCGATTAGTAGCGGGCTTGTTCCAGTTCGTTTCCAGTGGGACGATGAACAAGGCTCTTTCGTGGTTATGGGAACAAAGATTGATGCATCATATTCGCACCTTGAATTTAACTATGACCTGTTTGTGTGGGAAAGCAATGGGCGCTAGAAAAGATTACGGCTACGATTCGCACATGGTGAGGCTGTTTATTATTAACAACCCGCACATTCGAAACTATGACCAAATAGCCGAAGAATGCATGTGTTGCCACAAGACCGTGCAGAAAGAAATGAGGGTTTTAAATATCCCTCAATCATTTAAGCCGTGGGACTGCAAAGGATGAAAGAGTACGAACAGTTATTTAAGCGATATCACTCAACGGTTGACTTATCGCTAATGCTGAACGTTGCGCGAAATGTAACGCAAACAAAACTTCGTCGCGTCGCTAAAAAGCTAGGCGCAAAAATCCATATCAAGACAAAGCAAAATGGTAGTGGCGTTCAGATATTCTACAAGCTTGTTAAGGGTGTATATCAAAGGGAATACATTTGCGATGATGACTTTGTAGAGAGTAACGTTGAGTGGGAGGATTTGCGCTGGCGTTGTAGATTTCTAGGTAATACTAAGTTCGACATAATCACGGTATTGTTCAATAATCGCGATAGATACCTGACTTATAGCGAAATTAACGAACTAACAGGACTCCGTCGAAATGGTGTTAGCGATTACATGTATCAGATTGAACAGTTAGGACTGATAATCCATAAGCGAAACATGAAATCCAACCGAGAGATTAAACTTGTGGGCATTGGCGATAAAAGACAGGCAACAAAGTATCAACCTGAAGCTGCAACGTTGGACAGAAACAAACTATTATCAGAGGTGTTTAGATGAATTTTGACCAAACAATGAAAGCAATCACAACCGCACTTAGCCTGGCAGGGTTCCTTGCCGTTATCGCTGGCGTGTATTTTGGAGGTTTGTAATGACAAAGTATCAGTTCTGCCGCAATTATCACGACTACAAGAAAGGGCAGATTGTAGACGGAATGCGGATGAATAACGAAAGTGTTATGATTAAATTGCCGTATAGCAGCGGCTTTGTTTCAACTATCGAGCCATTGTTTTTAGGCTCGCAACGTTTATTGATTAAGGTCAAATAATGAGTTTTACAAAAGTAATTGCATTCGAAGAGGGTTTTCGAGCCAAGCCGTACAAAGATTCCCTTGGATATCCGACTATTGGCTATGGAATTAAGCTGGCAGATAAAAACGCCAATATTGACCACTTCGATTGTGAAATCCCTGAGCCTGTAGCGCGTTTGTGGCTTGAATCCCACGCACTGAAAGAAGAAGCAAAACTTTGCCAGTACGCATGGTTTATCGACCAGCACAAAGATGTGCAGGACATTCTCGTATCAATGTGCTACCAGTTAGGCTTGCAAGGTCTTCTAGGCTTCAAAAAGATGATCTCTGCCCTATCAGTTGGCGATATGGAAAAAGCCGCTACAGAGGCGCTAGATTCGAAATGGGCGCGTAGTGATTCACCCAACCGCGCAAAACGTCACGCACGAGTAATTAAAGGAGAGTCTATTGATGATGTACATCGTGATCTTAT